CCTTGCGGTATGATACTTGCTGTATCTTGAAAGCAAAGCCATTCGGTCTTTGCGTTCGGCCATTATGCTTCGGCAGCCTCTTCTTGTGCTTCTTTAATCTTTTCTGTAAGTTTGTCTTCAACAAACTTGTAGACACGATCAAAAGCCTGATCAGTATTTTCTCCATCACGCTTAGAGTCTACAACTCCAAGATCGAGCCTTAGCGATTGAAAGTTTCCTAGGTTCAGTGTGTATCCAAGTGTTACAGATACCTTTGTTGGTTCATTCGTTACTACATAATTGCTGTCTAACATTTTATACCCTTCGTTAAATAGATTCATTCCAAATTGGAACAAATCGTCCATCTTCAGTTCTTCTATAAGTAAGTATACCATCGCCCATTCTGCGTGTCAACTCTTGCTTGCTAGGCGTAATATCATTAGTAATTAACTTATCTTTTCTTGGTCTGCCAATATGGTGTGAAGCAAGTATATCACGAATCTCTCTTACCTGTGATTCTGAATAATATGACCTTACCTGAAATCCTCTTGCCCCGCCCTTTTGAGATCCTGTCGGAAAAGGAATTACTCCACGCTTCATAAGGTCTGGCATATATTTTTTATGACGATTAACTAAATCAGCAGTCTGACCTACTGTATAGGCTCTCTCTCTTTTATTTTTAAAGTCACCAATTAGACAACTCTCTATTTGATCCTTTGTAATATTATAAACAGACATTATTCCATTAGATCTGTTTAAATGATGAACCCTTACAAGTTCCCCGTTAAGAAACCAAACCTTTTTGTTACCTGGTATTACAGGTGACTCATTGTATTTTTCGCTCTCAATTGTTCCTTTTTTAGTAGCCATCGGCCCTCCTGAGAATTGCTTGGTGGATGAAAAAATTTTCTTGACCCACAAAGAATGCAATATAGTTCTAAGTTATTTATTTCTGTATACTGTCTATCTATAAACATTCTTCCATTACATTTTATACATTTGATCACGAGGTAGGTTTTCCAACCGCTATGATATTAATTCCTACTGGAGTCTCTCCCCCAACATTAAACCTAACAAATCCTTCAACTTTTGACGTTGTTATACTATTAATTGTAACTGTTACACCTTTCCCTGAATCTGTGATGTCTTTATTATATGGTGTGGCTGTTACAATTGGAGGATATGCAAACTGTTTTTTAAAGTCGTGAGACCAGGAAAGAGAAGTTCCTGCTGGTTGAAGTGATGATGGTGTTACTGTTGTAAAAGCCGCTTCAATTTGGGCCTCAGAAGTTTTCATTGCTTGTGGACCTTCTGGTCCTTTGGTGTACACCCCAACATAACCTTTCCTAGACTCGCTGCCTAACTGATTGTATAAATCATTAACAGATTTAACAATCTCATATATATAGGTTACATCTAAAGGTTGTCCACGCTCTGGAACAGGTAATATTGCCATAATCTAATTATACCAGACTCAGGGTTCCCGAATAGACTTCTAAGTGGTTTGTTCTTACATTGTTCTCATCATATACATCTTCAAGTTTTGGATTTGTCGAAGATATCTGAACAACCACCCTAACAGACTGTGTTCCATTTTTTAAAAAAGAATAACTATTTGACCCAGTTGAATCTTTATATGTTGGAACTGCTCCATCAAAGCCCACAAAGATATCATATACTATTGCTATTGATGCCTGGCCAGTTGTCCAATTTACCAAGATAGTATTGCCAACCTTATTTATGTCCCCTGGCCCAGTGACTACAACATCAGATCCAGTAATAAATATTTTTGAGTAAGCAGACTTTCTATTTTTATCTTCTGATACAATTCTAAATCTAACAACTCTAGAATTTGAAGAAGTTACTTTTCCAAGAGATTCTTTTTTGATAACAACATTTTTAATTCCTTTATCTGCCACGGCTAAACCCCCAAAGAGAATCTAAATTCAATGTAGTTTGTTGTGTTTGGTGCTTTTACGATTGGCTTTGACCCAACTGTTCTTATTACAGAATATCCTGTAAGCCCATACAAAGAGTTTGTAGATGTGATGTTTTCTAATCTTAATCCATCCAAACAAACATAGAACTGATCTGATGGAACTCCTGCCTCACTTACACAGGAATATATTTTTGCTACAGTGACTTCTCTCCAGTCAAAGTTGTCCGTCTTGTTTAAATCTTTTAATGCTTTCTTTACAATTAAATACCTGTTTGTTGAAAGATCTCTTTCGTCTAATGAAGTTCCAGCAGTATAGCCAAGGTCATCGATGTCTACCTCAAATCTAGCATACTCTTGGGGAGTGTCTGACCCTGTGTAAGAAAATTCTAAGATAATCTTAACATTGTCTGGAACACTTGCAGGAACTAGATCTGTTCCAGGAACTTTATTTATAACAGAAAATGCCAGTCTTAGTTCATCAAGTGGGCTATTTTTTGTAAAATCTACAGTTGTTTCGTTAAGCCTAATATATTTTGATCCAAGACCTATGTCTAATTTTCCTGAAACATTTCTTGTGAGTGTAGAATCGTTTCCAACCATAACAATTATATTATTTAAAAACCTACATCTTTCATTTCTTGCTACTCTGATTGGATTTGTAAAAATTCTATTGTCTGCATTAGTTGTAAAAACATTGTATCTTTGGCTGGTTCCTGGAACAAATACGTTAATAATTCCATTATCATCCACTTCGTCTAACGGACCAGGCTTTGGGGGTATTGCGATAGCAGGAGACCCAAAAGGCTGGTATAGCCAGTTGTCTGTGTCTGTAAAAGAATAAACACTTCTGCTATCAAAAGATCCAGCAACTGGGTTTGATGCAGCAGAAAAAATTCCAATCTCTGTTATTTCATATCTTTCTTCTGTTGGTAATTCTGCTGTTAGGACTACCTTATCTATACCGTTTTCTTTTACGAAGCCTCTGGAAATAATAGGCACACGGAACATCTCAAAATCTAAAGAGTTCTTTAGGCTATAGTCTCCAAAGTTGCCGTCAGAAGCCAGCGGTGATGCCCCACAGCCCACAGCAATGTGGGAGGCATATGATTGGGTCTGCCCAACAAGATACTTGGCTAAAAGATTTTTGCCTATATTAGTTATCATTAATTTCCTCCATTATGTATTGTATCACTAAAAACATCTCCACTATTCAATATCTGAACCTCTAACTGCTCATCCCTACTGATGTTAATTAGATTAATAATCAAGTCACCCGTTATTGGATCAATGTATACTGCCTTGCAGTTTGGTGTTTTTGTCCACTTGGTTTTATCTGTTTCGTTTAAATTGTTAACAGGAGGGCTTATGTCATACCCAGTACCGCACTCAGGAAGCCTGTCAAAAATAGAAAAAGACAAAGATTTAAAATAAGAATCAGACGACTGAAGACTTATAATGTTGTTTGGATTGTATTGTAAATATAGATCTGTTAGATTTTTAATTGGAGAATAGTTAACTTTTTGTCCATTTACCAAGTCATGTCTTGATATTGTCGCCAGTTCATAACCACCGATATCTTCAAATATTAAATCTGTCATTGTTTCATAGGCCAAAAGTTCGTCTCCAAAAATAAGTAAATCTGGAGTTGCAATTTTTACTGAAGTGCTATCTATTTTTATTTTAGAATCTGGTAGTGCTGCTGCTGAGTCAGTAGAAGAGCCTGTGTTAATTTTGTCTGTCATTATATTACCTCACTTAAAAACAATGTCATATCTGGTCCGTTTGAACTTCTTGAAAAATCAATGTTGTATACTACAAATCTATTTTGTGGATTTGAGGCCATGCTTATATCATTTTCTACATAGTCTAAAGTAACTATGTCTCCAAGTTGAATAGTTGGAATTGAAAATATTTTAACTCCTAAAGACTTTCTAGGCTTTGATGTTTTTTCAACTATCCACCTCATAAGACCTGTTGCTTCGTCTTGTGACTGAATGTACTGAGTGTCTATAGAAAAATCTTTTTTCCCGTATGTCATTCTGCTAAGTTTAATATCTTGATAGTCTTGTTTAAATTTAAAAGGATTAGAAATTAGTTTATCTGACACAAACTGTGGATTTGATTCAAGACTATTTTTATTAAAATAATCATCAACTGTTAGTTTGTTGCTAGACTGTTGTGTAAAAGTAATGCCCTGAATTCTTAAATAGTTTCCACTTGTTTCGTCTAAGTTAAGTTGTGTGTCTGTTGCGTTAAATATTAAAAACTCTGCTCCGTA